GGACACCCCCTTGAATATAGGTCGTATTTTCTATGAAACCCCATACCGTGATACGAGCCATTTGGGTCAACTGCATGGAGTGACAGAAGTTTACTTGGTCACACCTGCAGGTTATATTGTCGATCACTTTACCCGACGAGTTGTGGAGCTCCCATGAAGCAAACATCTTTCGACTTTGACCAAGAGGAGCCTGAGCTTCCGATGCTACGTAAACAGATACTTGTTGTGGGTGAGCATCCTGAGATGAACCCTCGAGCTAAGACGATATTCTACAACGCCATGCTCGAGGCGGGATTTGAACAGAAAGACTTTCGCTGGCTCAACGTGCTTGATGAGGCACCGCCCGAAGGCAAGAACATCACTAAGGCTATGATTAAGGTGGCGGCTGACAGGTTCAGTCGTCGTTTAGAGCGGAAGGATCCTCGATATGTCATCCCCCTTGGAAACACAGCATGCCAAGCGCTACTCGGCCAACAAGGCATTTCCAAGCTTAGAGGAAAGCCAATGGAAGTTGATGGTCGGGTCATCCTTCCCATGCTCCACCCCAACATCGCACTACATGATGAGAAATATGAAAGCACTATCCTCCAAGATATAATGCGTCTTGCTGAGTGTGTTAAGTTCGGGGGCATTCCCGAGGAGCGTGAGCTCGACTATCATATCGTAGACACCTGGGATAAGGTGAAAGCGATGCTCAAGGACCTGATGAATACCGTCAGCTGTGACCTTGAAACCTCACGACTATACCCCTTCACCACTATGCAGGATGAGCTGATCGAGAAAGGTCAAGCATCCAAAGCACTACTTGCTCAGCATAAAGGAACCCACGGATCAAACAACCTTCCTCGTGTTGTGGCTATGCAGTTCGGCTGTCGCAAGCGGCAATGGATCGTGCCCATGGAAACAGCAGGTGTATGGACTCGCAAAGAACTCGAGAAGATCGTTAAGCTAGTCACTCGTAAACTCAAGAAATGCAAGGTGATTTACCACAATGGCAAGTTTGATGCCCTGTGGATGCTGGTTCGGTTCGGCGTTAAGTGGAAGGTGTCGTTCGATACGATGCTTGCTCACTACCTGCTGGATGAGAATGATCGACATGGCCTGAAGTATCTTGCACAGAAATTCCTCGGTGCTCCCGATTGGGACATCGACGGTAAGGAGAAAACGAGCTGGTCGCCTAAGAACGCTAAGTATGCCTGCCATGACGTCTTCTATACTCGAAAGCTATACTTCATCCTAAAGAGGATGTTGAACGAGGACCATGATGTTAAGCGGGTTCATGACCTTATTATGGTTCCCTGCATTCAGCTGTTCATCGAGGCTGAGCATCGAGGTGTATTCATTAACCTCGACAAGATGGATGATGCTGAGATTTATCTACGTGAGGAATTGGTAAAGGCTGAGAAGGCGCTTGATAAGTGGGCGTCGAAGGCTGTACTGGTTGACATCAGGGGACCGAACAAAGGTAAGATAAACTGGGGTAGCCCGAAGCAGCTCGGCGACCTACTTTTCAACGTCCTGAAGATTAAGCCCAGCGCCAAGACTAAGACTGGTGGTAACAGCACCAGCGAGTCAGCACTTAACCAAATCGATCACCCAATGGTCGGTGACCTAATTAAGTTTCGAGGTCACAAGCAGCAACTGTCGTTCTTCATCGAAGGATGGAAACCTTATCTAGATACTGAGGGTCGACTACACCCCAGCTTCAAGCTTCACGGGACCGTCACTGGTCGACTATCCTGTGAAAACCCGAACCTACAGCAGGTCCCCCGTGACCCACGCATCCGTTCACTTATCACCGCTCCCGAAGGATGGGAGCTTATCGAAATGGATCTTAGTCAGATTGAGCTGCGCATTGCAGCCGAGCTTGCTAATGAGTTTAGTCTGCTATCAGTCTTCTACTCGGGTGGTGATCCCCACTGGGAGACTGCCATTCGAGAGATTGAACGCGGTGCTGGATACAAATCCGAGATAAAACGAACGGTTAAGCTTCATCACGAACAGAACGGTCTCGAATATAAGAAGATGAGTTACAGCGAAGCTGTGGAGTATATCCTCAAACTTGGGGGTGACGAAGCAGTCAAAGTGGTTGAGTCCTGGGTTGAAACAACTCAAGCTAACCAGGCCTTTATCGACTGGAAAGAGACACGTAAGAAAGCGAAGGCAATTAACTTCGGCTACCTTTATGGCATGTGGTGGAAGAAATTTAAGATCTATGCTCGAGATAATTATGGAGTGGATGTAACTGATGACGAAGCACAAGCAAGTAGGGAAGCGTTCTTCGAACTTTATCCTGGTTTCCCCGAATGGCACAACAAGCAACGCAGGTTTGCGCAGGTCAATGGGTATGTTAGAAGTCTATCAGGACGGAAGCGCCGTTTACCGGCAGCTATGGGAGGTAGAGACACGCCTGAACGTAGGGAAGCCCAGCGTCAGGCTATCAATTCTCCTGTTCAAAGCTTCGCTAATGAACTTAACCTCATGGCTGCGCTACAAATGCGCAAGGAGTTCAGTAGGAAATGGTTCCACCTTGTAGGAACGGTTCATGACGCGGTCTTGATCGAGGTTCGCGAGGACATGGTCGAGCATGTCTATAACCGTGGCCTCGAGATTATGTCAGAACCTGAGCTATTGACTGACTTTGAAATTGAACTCAATGTGCCTATTGAAGCAGAGGCAAAGATTGGTGCGTGGAGCACAGGAAAGGGATTGAAGAAATGGCTAGCCGAACAATTGCTGATCGCCGAGCAGCTCGCCGAAAAAAGGGACACCTCACACCGACAGAAGAAGCGGCAGCGCGAGTCGGCTTAGGTCATAACAGTCCTCCCACCGGCAATAAGGTCAAGCATGACCACAGCTCAATCCTTACCGCGGACGGCAATATCAATATCAGTCAATCGAAGGTCAAGACTTACCGTCAGTGCCGTCGAGCATTCCACAACAAATTTGTGCTGGGGCTTCAGAAGAAAAAGAAGTCACGGCCTCTGGTGTTCGGCAGCCTGATCCATGAGTTGATTGAGGCGGAGCTTGAGGGTCATGACTGGGAAGATGTTCTCGACAGCATCGACCTACGAGATGGCAAGATGTTCAAGCGTGAGCGAGAAATGTATGGCAACCTGATCGAGGACATCAGGGACATTATGCGAGACTACGTTATCTACTGGGGGGACGACTTCAAGCCGATCAAGTTCAAGGGTCGTCGTTCGGAGCATGAATTCCGCATTGAGCTAGAGGACGGCATATGGTTCACGGGTAAAATCGATACTGTTGGTAAAGCGAAGAGGATGATCTGGCTCGGTGAGCACAAGTCCTTTAGTCGTATGCCGAGCGAGGATGAGCGCTGGCGCTCGGTTCAAGCTGCAGTCTACTTCCGTGCTCTGGAGGAAATGGGTTTCCCGCCAATCGACGGGATCATGTGGGACTACATCAGCAGCAAGCCTTGTAACGTTCCCGGCCAAACGACCAAGACCGGTCGTATCTCTCAGGCCCGTATCGATACACTCCCCAGCAGACTGAAGCGTTGGGTTAAGGATGAAGGCCTGGACCGCAAAGACTACAAGAAGCTATTCGAGGACGCTAAAGCCAATCGCCGTAATCGCTTCATCCGGCTATACAGTCCGATCAAGGCCCGAGTCGTGGATAACATCTGGGACGACTTCGTAGACACTGCTGTGGAGATACGTGACTTCTTCGGTAAGAAGAAGGATCAGAACATCGGACGACACTGCAGCTGGTGCGATTACCAGATGCTGTGCAAAGCGGAGGCTACCGGGAGTGATTTAGACTGGTTGCTGGAGCGTGAGTACCAGTCTGAGGACCAGGGTCACAAACGGGATGACAAGGACCGGGCTGAGGATTAACGCGGTTGACTACACGCGCCGGCCGGTGTATAAGCGTCTCTTCAATCGAAAGGCGTTTTCATGGCAACTACCGTGCGTAAAGACGACCGAGCACCTCGGTCAAAGCCTGTAGCTGAGAAGAAGTACGATGGTTCCACAGCACTCTATGGCCGAAGCGGTACCGGTAAAACTACGCTGTCCGCCACATGGCCGAAGCCCATCCTCTACCTGAACATCCGTGACAACGGTACTGACTCAATCGCCGACGTTGAAGGCATCGACGTGGTGGACATTGAGACGGGGGATGAACTGAAGGAGCAGATCCTATGGTGTCACAAGATGGCGAACAAGGGTAAGCTAGTCTACCGGACTATCGTCCTTGATACTATGTCCCAGCTTCAGGGGATCCTGGTTGAGGAAATGGGGGTAAATAAGAAGCTCACCAAGAAGGGCAAACGTGCCGGTGACTTCGGCACCCTGACTAAGCAGGACTGGGGACAGATTGCGGGTGACCTCAAGGCAGCGATTATGGATATCCGTAATCTCCCCGTTGAGTCCGTGTTCATTTGCCAAGAACGCATCTTCAATGCTGGCGATGAGGAGGACGATGGCTTAGATCAGCTCGAACCTGAGGTTGGTCCCAAGCTGATGCCTTCTGTCAAGAACGACCTCAATGCCTCAGTGTCGATTATCGCTAATACCTTCATCCGTATTAAGACCACTCGGGTCAAGGATCCTGAGACAAAGATGAAGAAGACCACGGTCGAGAAGATTTACTGTTTGCGTGTTGGGCCCAATTCGGTCTATACCACAAAGATCCGAAAGCCGAAGGGTGTCACGGCTCCGGATTTCATCGTTGACCCCACCTTCCGAAAACTCAAGAAAATCACAAAAGGAGTAGCCGACAATGGCTCGTAAACCTAAATCCAAGACCAGTATCAAGGTCAATTTCAAAGGCGTCGAAAGTCGCCGCACACCGGAAGAGGGTGACTATCCTTGCAAGGTGCTCGAAGCGACCAGCGAGAAGTCCGGTGCCGGCAACGACCAGATACTGTTCGTCTGCGAAATCTCGAAGGGTGAATACAAGGGCCAGAAGCTCTACCTGTATTGCCCGCTCCAGGAAAACAGCCTGTGGAAGCTTCATGCCTTCCTGACCGCCCTGGGAGTCGAAGTTCCTGAAGACGACATGGACATCGACCTGTCCGAGCTCATCGGCGAAGAGTTCATGGGTGTCCTGACCCACGAAGTCTACAACGGCCGGAAACGTGCCAAGCTCACCGACTTCGACAGCATTGAGAATTACTCGGGCAAGGACGATGACGACGAGCCCAAGAAGGGCAAGAAGTCGAAGAAGTCCAAGGACGATGGTGAGGACGAGGATGACACCCCCAAGAAGAAGGGCAAGAAGAAGTCGGCTGACGACGATGACGACGAGCCCAAGAAGGGCAAGAAGTCGAAGGACAAGGGCAAGAAGTCCAAGAAGAAAACCTATGACCGCGATGAAGTCGAGGACATGGATGAGGACGAGCTCGAGGAGCTGCTTAAGGAGGCCGGTCTGGACGACGAAGTCGACCTCGACGATTACAAGAAGCTGCCTAAGAAGGTTGCTGCTGTGATCGCTGCGCTCGAGGAAGCCGAGCTGCTCGACGACTGAGCTAGCGTCCCTGGCTGAAACGGTGGGCCGCGGGGAGAACCTGACGTCCACTGATCGAAACCGACGACGGAAGGGAGGGCGGCATCTTCGGGTGTCGCCCTTTTTCTTTAGGAGAAGTATCATGAGAATTAACGTTTACAGCCAAGAGCTGACGAGCGAAGTTCAAGTCGAAGAAAAGGTGAGCAATACGGGACTAACCTACACAGCGGTGAGACTGATGCTCCACAGCAGTGACAAGCTGCACCATCCTCCGCACGATGATGACCGTAGCGGCATCAGCTTCTGGCTACCGAAGTCCGATCATCGCCGCGCCGAGCTGGCAGCATCCTTCCGTGAGATGGCTGTTCTCATTGAGAATGCCAAGCCCGAGACGGGACTCGACTGATGTCCTTCGCACCCGAACACACAGGCCCCATCGTC